TCTGCTCGCCCCTCATCAGTCATAGCCTGATCCTCACTTTCGCTGTCGATCATACCAGAAATAGTATCATCCTGCATAGAGCGCTCATCTGACCCGATTGCAGGTTCAAATTCAATGGCAGTCAGATCATTTTCACGCAGCCATTCACGAGCCTCTGATGCCGTAAACGCTTCAGCGTCAAATCGCACAGATTGCAGTTCGCTTTCGCCATCAAAAAGCCCGAAGATAAAATCAACGCCAGCGCCGCCAGCATTATTTTCACGACGGAAATCCTGATACTTGTCAGGATCTCGAATGCGCGCTGCATGTTCATTCGGATAGGGGCGCATTTCTTCAGAACGCTCATCGTCAAGACGCTCAACGATCTCGCGGCTCCAAGAAAAGCCAGCATCTCCACCCCAAAGACCCCAAGCGATACGGCCATTGCTGGGATAGCCTTTCTCACCGGGGCGAAAGCCTTCTGCTTGCTTATCAACCTCATGGCGGCTGAAAAAGCTGAACATCCGCTTTACAGTGTCTTCGGACAGGTTCTTGCCATTCACAATGTCACGCGCGCGGGCGATGCCAACCTCGGTGCCGCCACGACCGAACTCACGCCGCCACTCAAGCGCGCGCTCTGCTTCTTCGATCATTCCTTGCGTGGGTTTATACGACATCATCGCCGCCTTCCACTTGTGCAGGCACAGGCAGTTTGTCTCCAAACGGCTCATAGGCCATGTTCAGGCCGTAGCGAGCCGCCATCTCCTTATCGCGCTGGATTTGCGCAAAGGTCTCTTCAGCGTCGCGTCCGTAATTGGCCGCAATGTCGCTGTGGCTCAAGATGCCGTTCTGCAAGCCAACAACAGCCGCGTTTATTTCCTTCAGCGGGTCAACCCACTGGAAGCCGCGCGGGCGGAACGTGAAGTTCCTGCTGAACTTCTCATACTTGCCCAAGCCAGTGATTGGCGTCAGACCTTGGTCAATGACATGATCCAGCCAGATGCGGTAAAGCGGATCAAGAAAGTGTTCGACCATAAACGTCTGAAGCGTGCGGTAGAAGTCACGCTCTTCCAGCGCGCCCTGTCGGATGGACGAGTAGCTGGTGCCTTCTAGATCGTTTGCCAGCGATGAGTAGCTGACGCCCAAACCACCAGAGATGCCGCGCAGGACAGCCTTCTCGAAATCGGCATAAGCGCTGGTCGGGTGCGACGGGTCAAACGGCTTGAAATCCACACCAGCGGGCAACTGGTGGAATGTCCCGGCCTCTGCGTCGTAGATCGGCGCTCCAGTGCCGTTTTCGCCCTCATAGCCATCAGCCATGAAGTCATCGCCAGCGGGGCTGATGAAGAAGCCCATCTTGGCCGCTGCGGTGCGCGCAGCAACCAATTCGGCCTCGCGGTAGCCATGCAGCATCTTCAGCGACATGATAGCCGCCGATGCGGCAGGAACGCCGCGCGTCTGGCCCGCTCGCTCCTGAACGAAGATGTGCATGATTTCAGAAGCAGGAATGCGCGCCCGCTTCGTGCCCTTCGCCAGCGTCGTGTAGTCGTAATCGCCGGGATGGTTCAGCAGAACATGATAGGCCACAGGGCGGCGGAACTCGTCAAGTTCGACGCCCATCCGCACATCGTTGCCGTTGCGATACCGCTCGTTCATCTCCTCATCGACGCGCTCCGGCTCAATGATCTGCAAGGCGATACCGTGGCGGAATGTGCGGTTCTTGACGATCCGCATAAAGACCTCACCATCCCGCTTCAGCGCACGGATGACATGCACTTCAAGGTCGATCAGGCTCATCTTGCCATCAACAGTCGGGCCGCCACGGCGGCCAAACTCACGCCATGCGTCCTCAATGATCTGGCTGCCTGGGCTGTCCGGAGAACCATCCGGGTTTACGGCGCTTACTTGCAGGTTGAAGCCGTTGTTGCCGACCACATTGGTCTGCAAAAGCTGGAGATAGCGGCGGAAGTATTCATTGTTGCGCTCCAGGTCGCGCGAGCGGTTGCGCAACTCATTGAGCGACCAGCGGATTTCACTATCGGCGCTGCGATTGCTGCCAATGAAATCAGCCATCAAGCGATTTCGCGCTGCGGCTGCGTAGTTACGCCGTTGAAAGCCTTTGGCCTTCTTGGGCTTAGAGAAAAAGTCCAGAATGCCCATCAGCGGAACCTAACTTTGATCGTGGAGCCGTTCGACTTTCCGCGCTTCAACAACTCGCGGTTCTCATGCTTGGTCAATTCAGCACGATAACGATCACGCGCCGCCATCAACTCTTCGAACGTCATCTTAGTGATTGAGCGCCCAGCGATGCTGTAGCTGCTCACATCTGCATCGGCCTTGCCCTCAAGGATCGACTCAATCTTGTCGATCATAATCTCCGCGTGGATGCGAGGATCGGCTTGGTTGTTGTCCATATCGGGGATGGCGGTAAAATCGCCAATGTCCACGACGATGCGGTTGCCTGAAGATGTCTGCGTGACCTCAAGCTGCCAGTGATACCTACCCGGCGCGAAATCAGCAGATACTGCACTTGTTATCGTGAAGAGATAGTAATCATCACCAGACGGCTCAGTTGCGGTTAGTTTAATTTCATTCGCACCGCCGCCAGTGATACGAGCAACGTATTCTGCACTGTAAAGAGAAGGCGGGTAATCAATCGCAATATCGCTGCGCTTCCACTGGATGAAATCCCCGACGACGACCTCTAACGGCTCACCTTCCGGGGCATTTGCAGCATCAAAGAGATTTGCCATTATTTATACCCGTGGACGAAGCTGTTTCTTCTCGGCAGAGCGGGGCGGCGAGGCGCAGGTGTATCAGGGTCGGATGATACCCGATTTTGCGCCTGTTTGTAAACGGCCTCAAGATTTAGGTTGAGTATGCCCAGTGCAGCCGTCGCATAGACACGACAGTCAAGCGCCTCGTTGCGGGTTCTGATCTTGACCCATTCACGGCGCGGACGGCCCTTGAAGTATTTCGTGACCTTCTTTTCGGCAGTCAACATGCGAAAGTATTCATCAGATCGACCGACCGGGAAGTGACAGTATCCCTCGCCCTCATCTACGATCTTCAGACGGGAATAGATCAATTCCTTGGTGGTATCGACACCAACAGGAAACAGATTGATCTTGCCGATGTTGTTCTTGCTCGGCCTGCCGACGATGGGCTTGCCTTCGCCGCCGACCCCTTTGATGGCGAAGATGCGTCTGCCAGAGCGTGCGCGGCAGTAGTTATAGACCTGTTGCGTGTAGTGACCGCCGGAGTCAACACAGGCTGCGCGCAAGATCATTTCGCCGTGCGTCGGATGCACAAATCTTTGTTGCAGAATGCTGTCGAGCCGCATCCAAAGTTCAGCCGTGGACGGATCGCCGTAGATCGTGCGGTAATCAATCGACCAGCTTTCTTCGCCGCGACCCCAGCCGACAATCTCTAGTTCCAGGCGGTCATCCTGAACGTCGATGCCAGCCGTCAGCAGCAAGACATCTTCTGGCAACTGCTCGCCCCAGTCTTCCATGCGCTGCATCAGGTCATGGTCATCGACCTGCTCGCCCTGATCCTCCCAAGTTTCGCCCAGGAAAGTGTTGACCCAAGTCTTCAGCCGCATCGGGTCGCGCTTCGACGCGAGAAAGTCGCGCACGCTGTCTTCAAGTGGCGTCCAGGGCGAATACAGGCCGCTCAGATGGAAGCCAGCCGTCTTGCCGTCGCCGTCAGCCGTAGCCTTCCACTTGCCATATCGGATTGCGCGGAACCGCTTGGCATCGTCCCAGACCGAGCCGCAATGCTCGCAGATGTAACTGGCTGTTGCCGGCTTATCCTTCTCCCAATGCACATTCGCCCAGCGCAAGACCTGTTCTTCCTCACAGTCGTGGCATTTGACGAAATATTTGCGCTGATCGCTTTCTTGATAAGCCTGCTCAATCCGGCTGTGCGACTTTTCGGTTGGGGTGCTGACCAAGATGATCTTGCGGTTCCAGAAGGTCGTGGATCGTTTCTTGGCAAGCGATACCGGGTCGCCCTCCGATCCAGCCGAGGGCGGGTATCTGTCCACCTCGTCGCACAAGATCAGGCGACAGGGACGAGATGCCAGCGATGACGGGCTGTTCGCACCGCAAGCCGTAACGTGACCGCCGGCAAAGACCTTGTGCAAGGTCGTGTTGCCGCTGTCACGGCTTCGCGGGTCTTTGATCCGATTGGACAGAACAGGCGTATCACGAATGGCTGGCGCAAGACGGTCCTTTGACCAAGTTTGCGCCATCTCAAGCGTAGGCTGCACGACCAGCATCGGCGCCGGGTCTTGATGAATGTGATAACCCACAACATTGTTAATGAGTTCCGTCTTGCCGACCTGCGCAGCCGTCATCAGCACGACCGTTTCGATGCTCGGATCGCTCACAGCATCCATCATCCCGCGCTGATATTCGGCGCGGCTGGTTGACCAGCGGCCAGGTTCTGCCGACGCCTCTGGCGATAGCCTGCGATATTCGTCGGCCCATTCCGAAATGGTTAAATCAGGAGGCGGCGCTGCTGCCCGAAATGTCCTCTCCGTCACCATCTTCATCATCGGATGACCTGACAGGATTACGGACTTCGACCCGCATTTCTGATAATTCTGCGAGTGCTTCATTCACTTTGACCTTCAAAACCTGTTTTGCTTCTGCAAGCGTTGGCGCAGCCTGTGCATCAGCCGCCGCTGTCGTTGGTATTGATAGCATCTTGGCCCGCATATTGGCGAC